TTTACGACTTATGAAAAATCATGTTTTGGAAGTATAAAAGTAGGTAGCATAAGGAATATAGAAGAATTATTTAAAAAAGTTTATCAAAAAGGGAAAGACGATAAACGACATGAATTTTTAAATGCATTAGGAATATAGATGATTGAAGACCTAGAAAATATAACCGTTAAAGAACTTTTCCAACTGGAAGAAGAGACCTTTAACAAATACCTAAAGCTTCAGGAACTCTTGAAGCCGTTGGACAACTTTTGTGGGTATGAAGCCAAAGCATTAAGCCATTTGGAATTCGGGCAGGTCGCGAACCTGAAGGAGTACTTTAACGAACCGACGGACGCCGGGATATTGGATGCCTTTAAAATAGTCTTCGGGGTAAAGGAACGCCAATACTTCGCCGCCGATGTGGTCAGCTATTTCTACGCCTTGAACTGGATAAAAATAGAAGTCGAAAAGCTGGTGGCCCTGGAGGTCAAAATGCTATCGGGAAAGCCTGACCCCCTTATGGAAATGGCCGGCGCTGATAGGTTGCAAGTATTTAAAGAATTGCCTATACTTAAGCGATTGGGTAAGGAATACGGACAGCCGCCGCAGGTAATTGAAACCTGGAAGTACAATTTTATATTCAGCTTGTTGCTTTTGGACATAGTGGAAACCGACGTGCAAGAAAATTACAACCAATTAAAGAAAACTCAAAAACCTAGATAATATGAAACCATTAAAATTTGAAGAGGCTCACATTGAATTAAAAAAACCAAAATCAATGGCGGATAAAGACTGTGGTAGTCTTTGGGTACATAAAACTAATGACGGGCAATGCATATCGCTTTGGACTACTTCCTTTTGGGAACGTTTAAAATTTTTATTCCACGGTAAATTATGGATAGGAATTTTAAGCGGGCAAACACAGCCGCCGATTTGGTTAGATTGTACAAAAACCGTTTTTATAAAACCTGAAAAATAATGGACGCAAAAGATAAACTTGAATTGATAGCTACGGAATACGATTGGCGCTTTATATCGGCACGCCGCGACTTTCAGAACCTGATGGACGCCGCCGCATTTGTAGCCGACACGGTTGAGGGATATGGATCGGGCGAAACGCTCATGGTATTGGACCCGATTAAACGAAGGGCCATAAAGGACGGGGCCGGGGTTTATTATTCGGGCAATGTAATGATATTGACAAAATCGGACTTCGACGGCACGTACAATGAAAAATACGATAAGAACGTCAAGCCTTTAATCGATATCGTTATGAAGGAAATCCCGGCGAAGCTTCGATGTTTGTACGATGTGGAAAGTTGGGAAAGTATAGAAGTGATAAACGTCTTCGACTTCAACGCGGACGGATTGAGCATTAGTTTTAATTTAAAATTAGAGTAAATGAAAAAAGGTGATACAAAAGACTTTGAGAACAGCGGCGACCTTTTAGAATTTATGAAGACTTGGAAAGCCAAAGACGGGCAATTTGCTTTACAATGCGGCCGGGGTAAAGATGGTTTTGGTTATAGAATTATAAAAATTTAATTTAAAAAGCGAACAATGAAAATCACAATTAAGCACCGAGGGTTTTCAGTAGAAATAAACGAAGAAAAATCAGCGGACAAAAGCGCCGGCCTAAAATACGACGCTAATACGGTTATTAAAATAATCGAAACCACAATTAAATCAATTAACACCACGGAAAAATGAAAATCAACGTAAGAACAAAAAAAGAAATCTTAAAAAATGTAGCCTTTTTAGCCTTCGCCGCTTTGCTATGGTTAAGCGCCTGGTTATTGTACATCTTAACAGCTTGGGTCTTGGGGCTGGTCTTTCCTGATAATCTACTTGGGATATTCAAAGTAGCGGGAAAGACGCTTATAATCGGTTTGATAGTGTATTGGCTTTTCGTGAATAGTTGGTTGAACGTAAAATTTAAATAATGGGAAAACCAATTCACGCAAGACCCGGGCTTTACGCCATGTATTACGAGCGGTTAAAACTAATCGCTAAAGATTACGGCTATTGCTTAGTTATTCATGGATCAATGCACAGGGACTTAGATTTAATTGCTATTCCATGGACCGATAATCCTAGTTCAGAGCAGGAAATGATTAAAGATTTCCAGCAATATCTAACAGGAAAGAATGTAATTAAGTCAAACGGGAATGTACAGTACAGTAAAATGCCAGGTGGTCGCAAAGCTTATTCTATAAATTTAAATAGAGGGGATAGGGATGGCGAATGGGTACGCTTTGAAGATGAGGAGTATTATATTGATATTTCTGTAACCCCTTTAAAACCATTTGAAAATGACTGAGTCCGAAAACGCCCTAGCCCTAGAATTCGACACGTTGCGCGAAAGCCTCATTAAGCACTACGACGAAAAACGCATGCGGGCTTCGGGTAATTGGGCCAAAGAACTCGAAGCACGGGTTGAAGGTTTGAGCGCTTCCATTTGGGGGCTATCCTATTCGGACCAATTGGAACACGGACGGACACCAACGTCGAGCAGCCCGAAGACCGGACCGATTACATTACGGCAAGCGATCGAGGCTTGGATAGATGAAAAGAATATCACACCAAAGGACGATATCAGCACATCTTCACTGGCCTTTTTGATAGCCAGGAAAATACATAGGGAAGGATGGAGCCGCGATAAGTACGACGGCACGAAATTAATCAGCGAGGTAATAACCCCGCAATTGATACAGGGAATTATTGACCGGGTTTCCTATTTTCAGATATCGACTTTCAGTAGTGAAATAATACGAATATTCAGAAACACAGCCTAATGGAAATTTTAATTGATTTGTTTGAAACGGATGTCTACAGCTTTATTTTTTGCGTCGCCTTGGTATTTATTACTGGTATTGTCTTTGGGTACTTATCGGGCCTGAAGGATAGCAGAACGGCCGTGCCTGAATACAAGGGGCCGCGCCAAAGACCTAACACGACTTCAACATGGGATCGTTTCACAAAAGAAGATAAAACAAAATGATAGTACTCACAGACCAACCCCAAAACCCACCTTACAACGCTTTCAACAATTCGGTATTGAAATACGGAAGCGATGCCGGCACCCCTGTAATTTCAAATGTAACGATATCGGGCAACCGCTTTGACTTGTTCCCGGATGCTACGGGCGAATTCTACTTTAATTTGAAGCGGATAGCCCAGGTACTCATCAACCCCGACCATTTCACGGACGCGAAATTGCCAGCGACCATCTTGAACGATGCTTCTTTGTATTTGGATTTGGAAGCGGTCATTGATGTGCAGCTATCGGACGGTACCTTGGAAACCACGACCCTTAATTTTCCGTTCTTGAAATCGGTTAAGCAACTTATCAGGACAAAATACGCCAATAGCGAATTGAAGTTGTTGATACCGGGGGCGACCGATACGGCTTCGGTTACTTATTTCGAGGGGTTCCCGTTCGATGTTTCCCTGTATTCGGACGCAGGTAGGACTTTGACAGTTACCAACAAACGGACCGGGGGCAATACTTCATTACTACTCACAAAAGGGGTTAACCGGATATTCATTAGCGACGGGGCCGACGGGTCGGGGCTTGAATCAGTTTTGCCGATGCACTTGGGAGTGAACGAATTGGAATGCACCAGCGGCGCCCTGATGTTCACGTTGTTCCTGAAAAAGAAGGCGGCCGACTGCGGGCACCTTTTAAAGTATTTCAACCAGGACGGGGGGTGGTCCTATTGGCTCTTCGGGAATTTGCACGTCGATAATTTAAAGACAGCAACCCGCGAGGTCATCAATACCGATTACGAAAACAATTACAACAATACGGGAAATTTCAAGATAACGGGAAAGGATGCCGAAACCTCGAAAAGCTTTTTGAGCGGTCCACTGGATGCAACGGAAAAAATGCAGGTTTTGGAGTTGTTCACGTCGCCTTCGGTTTATCTGTTCACGAACGAGTTAAGCGAGGGATTCAATGCTATCGATAATTTTATAACGGTTGACACCCCTTCGGGAAATTACAAGACCGGGAACAAATACGCCTTTGAAGAACTGGCCGCTCAAATTGAAATGCCGAAACAATACACCCAAACCCTTTGATTATGAATTACAATATCATTTTAAAAATGTCTGGTGTAATTGCCATTGAAGACAGAAAAGATAGTTTAACAGCTAAAAATTGTTCAATTATAGAATTAGATGTTGTTGAGCATTTGGAAAAAGAATTAAATCCAGAATATATGAATACTGTATTTACTTGGAGTCAAATTAAAAAAGCATTGGAAAAGCATTATAATTTATGAATGAATTACTTCTTTTAAACGGCAAAAAAGCAACCCTTCGCCCTTCGTCTATTCGTCGCAACTTGCTGATTAACGACATAGCAGAGGTAAAGGATAGGCGCGCCAACTATTCCAATACCATTGACTTGCCCGATTGCCCGGAGAACGTCGCGCTGATGGATTTCCTGGGGGTCAATGGCAATACCAGCCTGAAGCCCTATCGGAAAATAAGCGTCGATTACTACGTTGAGGGCGTGCCGTTGATAACAAAGGGAAACGCGGTGATAAAGGAAAGCTTCACGGGGTATAAACTTGTAATTTACGACGGCATTATAGATTTGTCCGAAGCCTTGAAAGGGAAAAAATTAAACGAACTGGACTTTTCGGCGGTTAATCACTACCTGACCAGCACGGCGGCGGTCGCTTCGATGGCAACGGACAGCGGGTACATTTACGCCCTTGCCGATTTTGGGTACAAAAGCTTCAGTGCTTTCAAAACAGAACACCAGGCACCGTCCCTCTTTATTTCCACGGTATGGGATATGATATTCTCACAGGCCGGGATTGATTACTTGGGCCAGTTTTTCGATATCAACGCCGATTTTAAAACAGAGGTAACGGCACCGGCAAAAGGATATGAGGTTTTGGACAGTGCCAGCGCCAGTACTTCACTGGGAAATGTGGGGACCGAAGAGATCACTAAATTCGAGCAAACCCAAAACAGCGTAAAATATGAAGACCCGTTAAATTTTGATTTGGATAACGCCACGCAGCTATCATTGAACGCCGGCGCCCTTCAGGTAGATTTTACGGGGGTTTTGAAATTGTCCTTATCCGTTACTTATGAATGCGGGCAAAATACCTACCTGAGATTGAGGACGTTGGTCAACGGTTCGACGCGTGCATGGCTTAGTTTGAGTTATCTGGAAACCAGCGCGACCCAAGACGTTGTTTTCAACGTGGCCGCCGGGGACGTTATCTCGCTGATGGTGGATGCCACTGACACCAACTCGCAGAACTTCGAACAGTTTACCGTGGAATATACCCTAAGCGCGACCGCGACCGCCGAAGAGGTAACGGGGGGTCAGCTGATTGATTTCGCCCTGATGGTTTCCGAAATGGACCAGCTTGATTTTATACGCGACATAATGCAGCGCTATGGCCTACTTATGAAACCGATACGCAACGCCGCCGCTTATGAGTTCGTGCAATTCGAGGACTTGTTGAACAGAAGGGACACGGCTGAAGATTGGTCTGAAAAACTATCGGCTTTGGGACCGGAAACCTACGGGATCGACTACGCGAAGAAAAACGAGATTTCCTATAAATATCCAAGCGAGGTAACGGACTTTACACATAATGGTTTTATCATAGTTGATAACGATAACGCCCCGGCCCTGAAATCGTTATGGACCTCGCCTTATGAAATAGCCAATAAAAGTTATATTTTGAACCAAACGCCGTTGTATTCCGTTCCGATATGGAAAGAGGAAATTGAGGACGGGACCCCGGTAAAAAAGGAACTGCAAACCCCCGTTAAGTTGTTCCGGATATTCAGGAACTCGACACCGGTAACGCTGAAACTCTTTGGAGAAACCACGGGGGTTGATGCCACGAACCCGGCGTATTTGTCGTTGAACAACATTTCCCTTCAGTATTATATCGGGAACTATTACCAGGCATTCGAAAACCTGACCAGCCGCGCAAAGAACCGCGCCGCGCTCATGAACCTTAATGAACTGGATATTTACAACCTGGATTTCTTCAGGCTAAAATACTTCAAACAGACCGGCCGCTTCTATTATTTGAACGGGGTAAGCAACACCCCCGGATTTTTGAGCGATGCCGAACTGGTAGAGATCACCCAATTTTCAGAAAACCTGGCCCCGACCGTTTTGGGGGTTTTTAATATTGTATTGAATTATAAAGCCTCGAAACTGTTAACAATAAATCAACTGACCAACTTCACGAACCCGCTTTATTTCGATCCCGAATTCGACCCCGCGAAATCGGTGCAATTCACGGGGGGGTTCAATGCGGCCGTATTGCTCAAGGACAAAACGGGGGCCATCATAAACACGGTAACCGAAATACAGGCAACGGATTTCCCGGTAACGATAGAAGATGCGGGGACCACGACAAACCCGCATGCGGCGGCTTGGACCTTCAAGATAAAAGACACCGGGAGCCTGCAATTCTCCACGGTAGAGGGAACCATCAACGCGAGCGTGAACGAATACTTTAACCAGGCACCGATAGCAAATGCCGGGCCGGATCAAAACGTGCAGCTTGGACCGATATTGACGGCCGTTTCCTATCCCAGCCTGACCGGCGCCGGGTCTTCGGACACGAACCAGATCGTGAGTTATGTTTGGGCAATATTGAACAGCCCCGTCGGGAACACCGCGACCCTAGCAGATGCCAATACGGAAACACCGGGGGCCGTCCTCAACCTTCCGCATGGCGACGAGAACCTGGGCACCTACGAAATACAACTGACCGTGACCGACGACCTGGGCGCGACCGGTACAGACATCCTTTTAATCAATGTAACCCGATAACCATGGCAGAAAAAATCAAATTGTTCGAACTGAATATCGACGTCGACGCGGCTATAAAAAGCACCGCAAAGCTGAGGGACAGCGCCGACGTGCTGAAGCTTGAATACGACAAACTTCGCAAGTCTTCGGCGTCTTCAACCGAAGAGGTTGTTAAGGCCCGCGGCGCTTATGACAATGCTAATACGGAATACAAGAGCGCACAAAAGGAAGTGCAAAAGCTGACCAACCTGAAGGGCAAAGAAATAACCACCGTGGAACAAGGGCGCGTCGCTTTATCGGTATTGAACAAGGAATGGGCGAAACAGGCGAGTCTGTACGGCGAAAACTCAAAAGGCGCCGAAGAGCTGGCACAAAAAACAAAACAAACCAGGGAACGCCTGAAGGAACTCGAAGGCGGCCTTGGGGATAACACCAGGAATGTAGGGAACTATACCAATAGTTTCAAAGATGCCATCCAACAAAGCGGGTTGTTCGGACAGGCCCAAGGCGTAGTTAACAACGTGACCAGCGCCGGGGGTCCTTTAATGATGTTTTTATCCACTTCCTTAAAAGCCGTGAAAACGGATTACCAAAAAGCCCAGGTGAACACGGCCGGATTCACGAAGGCCCAAATAGCGGCCAACGTCGCTTCGGCCGCGTTAAGTGGTGGGCTGAAAATATTACGGCTTGCCTTGATTGCCACGGGAATTGGGGCCATTGTCGTCGTATTGGGGACGCTTATAACCTACTTCGCCTCAACCCAGGAAGGGATCAACAAGGTGAACATGGTATTGACCCCGCTCAAGGAACTTTTCGGAGAAATGAAAGGGGCTATCGAGCAAACAGGGAAAGCGTTATCTGACCTCTTTTCAGGGGGTACGTTCAAAGCCTTCTTCAAGGACATGGGGGATGCCGGGGACAAGGTTTCTAAATCGTTCGATGCGGCCTGGAAGCGAGGGAAGGAAATCGAAACCCTAAAACAGAACCTATCCAAAACCGAAGCCGATTATATTACCCTGCAAGCAAAATTGAGAAAGGAATTCGAGCAACAAAACAAGCTGGCAGATGACCAAACGCAAAGCACGGCAATACGGGAAGCCGCCGCGGAAAGGGCCATCGCAGCCCAGGCGGAACTATCGGCGGGAACTATTGAACGCGTCAAACAGGAAGGCGAAATATTACGCTTAAAAATGCTTTCCAATGATACCAGCGACGAAGAACGCGCCGCCCTTGCTACCAAATTAGCAGAAATAGACCAAGCTTTACAAGAAGAAGCGAGCAAGACGAAGGAAGCGCAAAATAAACTAAATTCCATAGCGAAGACCGCGAACACCGAACGGGCCGCGGAAAGAAAAGCCGCCGCCGATGCAGCCATTAAAAACGCCGAAGCCGCAACCGCCGCCGCGATAAAGGAAAGCAGTACGCGCCTGCAGATATTCATCGAGGAAAACAAGGGCAAAGCGGCAAGCCTTGAAGAAGGATTGTCGTTCGAAGAACAGTTGCGGGACAAAAAACTGGCACTATTAAAAGACGAACTGGCAGCCAAAAAACTGACACAGTCCGAATTTGATTTGGCAAGCCTTCAAACCAAGAACGGATATTTGGAACAAGAATCGGCACTTGTAACGGAATACGCCAATAAGGAAATCGAAAAGGAAAAAGAACGCCTGGCAGCGCGAAAAGAAATCGAAGCCATAGAGAAGGAGCGCAAAGCGACCGACCTTGAAAACAGGATGGCCATTGAAGCCGAAAACTATTTGGGAAGTCTGGACGTCGAAAAAGAACGCCTTAGGATCCAACAACAATTGGAGTTGGAAAATGCAGAAAAAACAGGAGCGGACAAAGCCCTCATCAACAAGAAATATGCTGAAATCGATAAGGACATCGAGTCCGAAAAATCACAATTCAAACTCAGCGTCGCGTCCGATACCCTTGGAAGCCTTGTCGATATCTTGGGAAAAGAAAGCGCCGCGGGAAAAGCCGCCGCGATAGCCCAGGCGACCATCGAAACCTATAAATCAGCGACGAGCGCTTACAGTGCCATGGCTGGAATTCCCGTAGTAGGGCCGGCCTTGGGAGCAATAGCAGCCGCCGCCGCGGTAGCCGCGGGACTTAAGACCGTGCAGAAAATAACCAGCACCGAAAAACCTAAGATACCAAAAGCCGCGAAAGGGATCACCCTGGAAGGGAAATCGCACAATGCCGGTGGTGAAACCCTTTATAATTCTAGCGGGTCGCCAATGGTAGAGGCCGAAGGCGGCGAGAATATCTACGTCGTGAACAAGAAAGCGTCTGGCCTTATTAACTCATTAAGCAACATAAACCAAATGACCGGCGGGGACGCGCTTTCCAAGTCAACACGCTACGCCGCCGCGGGTGGCATGATTAAAAAAAGTGTAAACAGCGGGATCAATTACGACACCCTGACAAGTTCGCTGATGCAAGCCTTGTCATCCATGCCGGCGCCACGGGTCGCGGTTACCGAAATAAACGACGGGCAAGGGAAATACGCCGAAATAAAAGAAGGATCTATATTTTGAATTTTAAAAACATAACCGAAGGGTGGAAACATTATTTTTCCGGGGCGACAACGGCCGAAGAAAAACGGCGGGCCGCGATTTGCGAGGTATGCCCGGCGGCCATGATTGGATCCTACGAAAAACTGATGCCGGATTATTCGCTCAAGGAGATAAAAGGCCTGAAATGCGGCGAATGCGGTTGTCCCCTATCGACTAAAATAAGAAGCAAGAACGAACAATGTGATTTAAAAAAATGGTAGAAACCCCTCAAACCACCTACGAAGCCATCAAACAAGCCGAAGCCTTGGGCAATTTCAAGGACCTTTTAAGGCTTGGAATAATCCCACCGGCCTTTGTGACCTACAAACTTATCTTCGAGTTCTATTTGATACAGGAAAAGGAAACCAAGACCAAGGCGCAAGCGGAAACAAACACGGCCGAGGAATTCAAGCAGAGCGAACGGAACATACGGTATATCATAAAAAAAATGCGCGACTGACTTTATTCCGAAAGATGGGTTATTTAGGCCTTAAAATATTCGTCGATAACCACTTTCGCTTCATCAAAAGAATACACAACCGCATCTTTCCAATTAAGCTTTTTTAGCTTTCCCAACCATTCTTTTTGATTGTCCGTGGGCTTATTGGGTTTTATCTTTAATTCCAAGGCCAAGCCGTTATGGGTTCCGTTCGCTTGGAATATAATACAGTCGGGGACACCGGGTTTAACGCCTTTCTTTTTGAGTCTTGCCCCAGCTTGAAAACTGGCTTTCCTTTCATTTGCCACATGGCACCATGTAACATTAAGGAAGTCTAAATATCGGGCAACGGCCATCTGTAATGAATCTTCTTTGTGCATCTAAGAGGGGGGGTGTGTTCACATAACTAATTAAGCGCAGTTTAAGGCTACTCTTTAAGAAGTTCTGGGTTATCAAAAATATTCCCTACTTTTTTAGGATTTGCGGAAAAAGACAATAAAATAGTATCTTGTTTATTCTGCCTAATTAAACAAGTATTCCCATTTCTATACTCAACAATTCTAATAGTTTCACCGTGTTGAACAAGGTCATTAATGTAAATTTCTTGTTCAGTTTTAATTTTTCCTATGTATTGACCTACTGTTTTAATATCTACTTCCATTCTTTTAGAATCTAATGGTTTAATATACCAATGGATATTACCACCTAAAACAAGTCTTAATAAGTCACCGTAAACCCATTCTCCTCTACTGATTCCTTTACCTCTAAATTTTATTTCTAAAGTGTTCATATATTTGTAATTAATTTGTTAATAATAAAAACCGAACCGCTAACAACGCATATAAAAAACGGCTGAAATTCTCTGCACGTAAAGCCGCTTTTTATATACGGCTCCGTTCAAATCAACAACCTCAACTACAACTGTTTTTTAATAGCCTCAATAATTTCCTCTTCTTCAGGGGTTAAACTTTCATTAACTGAAATACGGGCCAGGTCTTCAAACGCTGCTAAAATGGCTTTTCCTTCATCTTTCGGGATCAAAATAAAATTAGCTTTCACGCGATCCAAAAAACACAAAAGCCCGTTTTCAATCCATGGCTTCTTCGGGCTAGACGAATAGGAATTCACGTTTTTATAATTAAACCAGACACGGATGTCTTCGTCGGTAGTGGAACCGGTAACAGGCCCGAGGGTCTTTTTGATTTCGGCGGTCAAGCGTTTTGGCTCTTTCATAATTTGCTTAATTTTGTTTTTAATTCGCGTAATCTATTTTTTGATATATTACCTATATCTTGATATATAGATTTAGGCAGTATAATTTCTTTATTCCAGCTACCTATTCCAAAACTTCTAAAGCACTTTAAATTTATTCTGCCTATTAGTTTTACAGATATTTTTGAAGTTGAGAATACAGCCCCATTACCATCGCCTAATGCGAATAAAAACATTTCTAAACTCTTAATTTCTTTCTTTAGCGCGTTTGCTTTTATTAAATTTTCTTCAGTCATAATTTGCTTATTTTATCGATAATTTCGTTTGCTTCCTTATCGGCGTCTTCAAAAGCCGCAGCCCCATCGAACAACCGTTCCATGGCCACAATGACCCGGAATTGAACTAAGGCCATTGAAGCTTCATGCAGCACTTTTTTAAGGGCTTTGTTTTCTTCTTCGAGGTTACTCATAATTTTTTAAAATAGAAATTAGTGGTAATGCTTATTGAAAAATTTTCCTTTGAAATTTCGATGGGATTTTCACAAAAAGACCATTGGCAGATTCCTTCATCTCTTGCAAATAAAGTATGTATTTTATCCCTTATTTCAACCCGGCAATACTTTTTAGCAAAGGGTTTTAACTCGAAAATACTTTTAAAAATATATCCTTTATCAGCTAAAGCCGCCTTTATCATTTCGTCTAATTTATTATTTTGCTGGGCTATTATTCTGCGAATTATTTCTTCTTCACATTCTCCCATAATCAAGTTCTTTTCCTGTTAATGAAAAATATAGGTTTTGGATTTGGTGAACATAAAGGATATGATTGAAATAATATCCTTTAAACCTACATCCTTTTGAAACGAAATTAGTTAATTTATTAAAATCATAACCAAACCTATAGTCTTCAGATAAATCATATCTAGTTCTATAGACTGAATCATAAACAATTTCAAACCCAAATTTCAATAACCATTCTTCGGTCAACGGGATGTAACCGTTTACTGGTTCAAATCCTTCAGGGTCTTCTTCGAGCCATTTCAAGTCCTGCCAATCCAAAGAAGTAGGCAGTATATCCCCTTCAGAGGTTGTGTAGTTCAATAGGTTTCCCGTGCGAAATTCTTTTGCTTCCATAATTAAATATTTTCAGGGAACCAATGGAACCCACCGGCTTTTTGTTGGCGCCCCTTCAGGCATTTGTAAATAGAGGACTGACGGAACCCCGCGTCCGTAATTGATTTGATTGACGGCCAGATTTTCAAAAGGCCGTCGCTATCGTACTGGTAAACTTTAGAGTAACTGTTAATCATTTGGGATGCCCTTTACAAAGATTAAAACGATAGGCAAAATAACGATTGCAAATAAAATAATGTTTCTGATAATTTTTGAAAGTTTCATAATCGAGGGGTTTTTAAAATTAAACATATGCGAATATATATAGTTATAACCTAACAACCTAATTAAATCGAATAAATCTTAAGTAATAACTAAGTTTATTTTATTCGGAAAAGATAACTTCCAATAAATAGGGGCAAAGCGGGCTTAATTTTACGGTTATGGAAGAAGCCCACATCTACGTTTACGGAGAAATTGACGCTTATCAGGATAAACAAGCGGCTGAATATGGATTTGTAAACCTTACCAGCGTTCGGGATCAATACGAGGCCCAAAAAGACGCGAAGAAAGTGATTGTACATATTCATTCCGTTGGGGGCGTAGTCTTCGAAGGCTTCGCGATTCACGACTATTTGAGGAGCTTGGGCAAACCCATCGAAACTAGAATAGAGGGCCTTTGTGCTTCCATTGCCACGGTCATATCACTGGCCGGCGACGTCCGGAGCATGACCGAAAACAGCGATTTCTTCATTCACAACCCTTGGGGGATGGCCGTTGGCGACCGCGCCGAAATGGAAAAATATACTAAGGATCTGGAGCGCCTTGAAAACAAGCTGGCCGATTTTTACGCTTCCAAAACAAGCCTGACCGCTGAAGATGCCCTGGCCCTGATGAAACAGGAAACCACCTTCACGGCGGCCCAAGCACTCGAAAAAGGATTCATAACAGAAACCGCGGCGGCCTTGAAAATCGTCGCGAAATTTGACCCCAATAAAGATTTTACAAACCATAAAAAAGAAGACATGAAAGACAAAAGGAAAGCCTTGACGCTGGTCGAAAAAATCACTGCGTTAATCAAGGGCGACGTTAAGAACAAAATAATCCAGGACGGGAGCGGCACCGAATTGGATTTTATCGATTTGGCAGATACCGAAACCCCGGTAGTAGGGGACAAGGCCGAGGTTGACGGGAAAGCCGCTGAAGGTGATTTCACCATGACGGACGGCGAAGTGTATAAATTCACGGCCGGCGAACTTACCGAGATTGTACCCGTGGCAGACCCGGCCGGAAATGAAGCCTTGGATGCCGCGAACGCGGAAATAGAAAAACTGAAGGGCGAACTGGCGGACGCCAACGCCGCGAAAGATGTTGCTGAAGCCGCAAAAGCCAAAGCCGAAAAGAAAAGCAAGACCACGGCCGCAACACTGGCCCAGGTACAAACAGACGTAACAGCGCTGAAAGCCGAAATCGGGTCGGACTTCGAGACCAAGACCAAGGAAAACAAGCATAAAGAAACCGAAGGCGAAGAAACCAAATCGCGGCCGCTTTTCAAGAACAAAAAACAATAACCACTAAAACCAGCAAAAGATGCTAGATACTTCAAACTTAACCATGACCGCCGAAGAAGCCCAAGGGGTTTCGGAGCTTATCTTCGAGAGAACGATCACCGGCGGGGCGCTATCGGATTTTCACGATATCACCACAGGAATACACCACAAAACGCAGATCCCTTTTATCGGGAACTTGGGCCTTGTAGGTAAGAAACAAACAGGATGCGACCGCGTTATCAATACCGGGACCATTCCGTTGACTGAAAAGTTTTGGGACCCTGAATTGATCGGGGACCGGTTGGCGCATTGTGCGACCGACCTTCCTTCGCTTTTGAAACTCTTCAAAAAAGCGCAACGCATAAATCCTGATTTTTACGACGAAATAGGAACCGAAGCTTTTGGCGTAATTATCGCGAAGGTAGAACAGGCCATGACGAAAATGAGCAATAGACTTGTATGGTTTGGGGACAAAACCGGCGACGACGTAACGGGCGGTGGGGTCATCACCAACGGGACCGACATCACCTACTTTACGATTTTGGATGGTTTGTTCAAACAAATCTTTGCCGAAATCCCTACGACCGCTTCGAATTACGTCGCGATACCTTCCAATGATTATGACGGCGTGGCGGAAATTGCCAGCCTTGAAGTAACCGCTGCGGCAAGTGCCAGCGCGGATGCAAACGTAACATTGGATGGCGCGGGCGTTGCCGTTACATTGGTGAACGCCGACACCCCTACGGAAGTCGCCACGAAAATAAGGGCCGCTACCTTTACGGGATGGACCACGGGCGGAACAGGAACAACCGTAACATTTACAGCGGACGTAATCGGCGTAAAAGCAGATGCCATTTATTCAGCGGGAACAACCGGAGCGACCGGAGTAATGACCACACCGACCCAAGGGGCGAACGTGGGACAGGTATTGCCCGCAAATTCAGCCTTAGGGATCTTTAGAAACATGTTCAACAAAGTAGATTCACGTTTTCACCAGGCCATCGAAGAAGGGGCGCAACCTCAATATTTGGTGACCCGCGAGATTTACCAAAACTACATGGATCAACTGGAAGACAAATCTTTAATTTTCACGCTTGCTGAAGCCAAAGACGGCGTTTCCATGTTGACCTATCGAGGTATTCCGATCAAGGTCAGGAATGACTGGGACAACAACATCAAGGCCTACCAATACAACGGTACTTCTTACAACCTTCCGAACCGTGCCATACTAACGGTTAAGGAAAATATCCCGGTTGGAACGGTTGCCGAAAGTGATTTGACCGCTTTGGATTCTTTTTATGACAAAGTGACCAAAAAGAATTACATAGATTTCGATCTTAAACTGGACGTGAAACACCTTTTAGACTATATGACCGTGGCCGCTTATTAATAGCGGCTTCGGCCTTTAACCTTATAAAATTATATAGATATGGGATGTGCAACCGATAGAATATCAGCCGATTTATTGGCTGATTGTAACAACTTGACGATTTCAGGAATCGAGGCCGACGTGGTTTTGATCCCGCTTTCGCTGATAGACAAGACCGCCTCCGTTTTGGACCCGACGAACAACCTTTTGTGTACCAATTTGGTACTGAAGGCGGACAGCGTGGGACTGAAATTGGAGGGGATCAAACAGCTCAACGGATATAACCAGGAGTTTGTTTTAGGGGACAGTCAGACCCCCGACAAATGGAGGCACGTATTTTCGGGCGTTATCATGACCCCTTCGACCGCGAACCGGTCCGAGGCTTCCAAAATGACGAAGGGCGAAAGCTACGTGATCGTGGTCAACAAGAAATACAAGGGGGCCGGTAGTGCCGACGCCTTTTTGATTTTGGGATATGAAGCGGGCCTTTACGTGACCGAAATGACGGAAAACAGCCGCGAGAACAACGCCGCGATTTTGTTCACGCTTTCAAGTTTGGATGAAATGCTCGAGAACGACATGGCCAAAAACCTATTGGACACCGATTACGATACGACCTTAACAGCGTTTACTAATATGTTCGTTCAAGGACCGGCCGTATAATGCGGGATTGGTCAAAAATAGCACCGGAAACCGTCTTTACCGGAAAGAGTGAGGACGGTAACCGCTATTTGAACGAATTTTTGCGCGACTACAAAACCGCCTTCAACCCTGCGATTATAGAGGCGGGATGTCGAAGATGTTTAAACGATTACTATTCAAAACTAACTCAATCACTTCACAAAATGAAAACAGTTAAAACCGCTTACAAACTGAAAGCCAAATACAACGGCATTCCCTTGAAATTCGGGTCCCGCATCCAGGTTTCAAACACCAATTTAACGGATGCTTTGGCCGAGGAACTGATCAAGAACCACCCCCGAGGCGCGGACCTCTTCGAGATTGTCCCGGAAGCGAAGGAAGTCACGGTAAAAAGCCTGATGGAAGACCACACGCGGGCCGAGTTGAACGCAAAAGCAAAAGATTTGGGATTTGACACCACCACTTTAAAAAGCAAGAGGGATGTAGCCAAGGCGATTTTAGCACACTAACCTTTTACTTTTTGAATTATGCGGAACATAGCTGCAAGTATATACAAGATCTTCAACAAAACGCCGGACTTTGACAAGACGGCAAAAGTCTTTTTTAACGGCGAAGATAATAACTACCCAAATCAAGTTGAAAACGGCATAGTGAACAGCGTGACGGCTTTTCGTTGCGCGTCGCTGATGGCTAGCTTTATATCAGGCAAAGGATTTGGCCCGGACCTGAACGGCCTGATCGTGAACAAGAAAAAAGGCACCACGCTTTTAAGGCTCAACCAGAACATTGCCAAGTCGATAAGTAGACATAGGGGCGCTTTTATCCATGTGAATTTCGACGGGAATTTAAACGCGAAAAATTACACCGTATTGCCCTTTGACGATTGCCGATTGGGCAAAAAAGACGACGACGGACACAGCGGGAAAATCGTTATTTGTTCCAATTGGAACGACCCGAAGAAAGTAAAGGCCGCGAAGAAAATAGACGTTTACAATGATATCAAAGGCGTTATAGAATCACAGGTGAAGGCCGCGGGGTCTTTCCGGGAATATAACGGGCAAGTCTTATACCTGAATTTAGATGACGACCTGACCTATCCTTTATCACCTTTGCACCCGGCTTTAAAGGACGCCGAAAGCGAACGTTTATCTTCAGTATATAAACATACTTCACTTAAAAAAGGATTTTTCGGCAAAACGCTGATCGTGACCCGGCCGCTGGTCAATAAATTCGAGCAAGACGAAGCCGAAATAAACAAACAGGAAACCGCGCAAAGCGATTTTAAAGAAACTATTAAACAATTCATAGGTGCCGAAAATTCGGACGGCGCGCTCCACTTGGAAATGGACTTTGAAGATGCCGAAATAGACAAACAGATTTTATTTAAAAATATAGATTCAAATATTAACGACAAACTCTTTAAATTCACTGAAGATTCGGTCGCCGATAATATACGCATGTGTTTTAACAACGTACCGGCCGCCCTTATTTCGGCCGCTGATAATTCGCTATTTGGTGCCAGCGGAGAATCAATAGCACAAATGCGGGAATTCTACCAGGACCAAACCAGCGACGAACGCATGGTATTGGAACAAGTCGTGAACCAGCTTTTAAAGAACTTCACGACCCCACAGGAAAACATTAAAATAATGCCGCTTTATGCCGCAGTAGTGGCGCCGGTCAAAGATCCCGACGAAGCACGGAGGCAAGCCCAGGCGACCCTTAAAGGAAGCGTCGGTGGGGTTACGGCCTTGCTTACCATACAGCAAAGCGTTGCGGCCGGCACGACCGACCGAAGCGCGGCCATTGCGATCATTACCGAAATATACGGGATAGATGCGGTCAAAGCGGCCGAAATGTTAGGAAACCCAAAAACAACAACCAATTAAAACCGAACAATATGGCAATAGTTAACAATGGCACAAAAGTAAACTTAGGCGCGGGACAAATCCCTTCAGGATATACGCTCCCGGTCGTTACCGATTTCACGGATCACGAATACAAAAGGGAATTGACCTTAGACGTACTGAAAGCGACCGTGCAAAACGCGGACAAAGCGATCACCTTGGACAATATTTTAACGGACGTCGTGATAGGCGTGAATAAGCAGGTGACCGATATCCTGACCGCTGATTTGGTGGGGACAAACACGGTCGAGGCTTTTTCAGAACTTGTATTTTTGGGCCACAATGTACAGCCGACGGCATACAGCGATTTTCTGAACGATACGGCCGTTTCGTACAAAGTCAAAGTAGTGGTGTATGTAAAAACCGTTTAAGATGCTGATAGATAAAGCCGAAATAATAAAGCACCGCGAGATCAGCAAGGCCGTGCGGGACGACAAAATAAACCCGCACATCACAGATGCCGAAGAACTGGATTTAGCCCCTTTGTTGGGTGAATTGCTTTATAACGCGATAGCGACGACCCCAGGGGACCATGCCGAACTATTGGAAGGCGGGGCCTACGCGGTTGACGGGGTTACTTATACCCAACCGGGTTTAAACAAGGTTTTGGCGATTTTCGCCTATTCGCGCTACATATTGTTCGGTTCGTTCACAGATACGGCCTTCGGCTTTGTGGAGAAATCGAACCAAGACAGCCAGCCAGTTGGAGGCAGCAGCAAAAAAACGATCTACACAAAGGAGCGCCAGACCGCCGAAGCTTATTTTTCGAAAGTCGGGCTTTACCTGACGCGCAAAGATTATACGAACTGGAATAGCTGCGACCGGCCAGCATCTTCAGGTTTACGAATTTCTAAAATAACCCTCTAAATGATAGCGACCTTTCTAACCGTAACGGCCGACAAATTCAGTTTGAACGGCGTCGAAGTTTTTAAAATCTTCATTCCCATTTTATCGGGAAACAATGTAAAGGTCGTGAATGCTTTTGACGGGCAAGTGGTATTGCTCCCAAACACCAATTTTGCCGATGTGCAAGTCAACGGGACGACCTTTGCCAGCGCTTTATTGCTTGTAAATGCCTTGAACAGCGTTATTTATTCACGGGCGACCGTGGAGGGCGTGGGGGCTTATATCGGCGTATCTTCTATACAGGGAAACGCCTTGACCAATGGGCCCGACGGCGGCCCGTACTTTGATGAACGCCTTTTGGAACAGACCGCAGCGAACAAACACGGCATTATTTCCTATAATTCGGGCTTTGTTTCTGGATTCGGTTTTAATATGTCGATGAAATACGATTTTTTCGGGACCCGTTTTGAGGCAATCAACCAACCGATAACCTTGGATGCACCACCTACAACTACCGACTGGTCCCGCTTTGATGTGGTGGTGGGTAATAGCGCCGGTACCATTGAAATAATCAAGGGGACCGCCGCCCTAAGCCCTGAAAAGCCGGTAGTAGATCCCGATACGCAACTCGAAGCGACCTTTTTCCAGGTCAAAAACGGGCAAAGCGCCCCTGAAGGGGTCACGGGAACGACGATTTACGGCGAAACCGGGACCGCCCCGGAATTCGAAGCGGCGGCCAGCGGCGCCAGCGTTGCGATAAACAGCGCGGCGGCCAGTCAAAGCGGGAATTACAGTATCGAAATGACCGCCGTGGTGACCGGGGACAATGTTTCATTTGTAAAAACGGTGCCAGTTGATGATGTAAAAGAAATTTCGTTTTACATAAAAAACAAAGCCGAGGCAATAGAGTTAAACCCGTTGGACCTTCTTATCACAGGGAACAAAACAGCCGGGGCCATGACCATTTATCAGGGAAATTTGAACGACGCCGGTTATGATAGGTTGAATATAACCGACTGGCAATTTATCAGCATACCGGTAAACGCCGGAGAACTTATCGAGATCACTTCGATACAAATACGGGCCAATAACGACAATGGGAACGGCTTTTTTATAGATACCGTGAATTATATCAGCGGAACCCAAAGTGCGGCGGACGTATTTCAAAATGAAGTCTTAATCGCACTATCGCAAATTAGAACGGACTTTGCGGCGGCCGATATTCTGAAAGCCAACGTGTCCGATGTTGTTACCAAGGAAGAATTTACAAGGATTTCATTCGGTGACACCCCCGATATTTATAATGTGTACTATATCCCAGGGGTGAACGACGATTATTCCAACCTTGAACTAGAATTGGAAGGTTCGTCTTACAACATCATAAGGACGGCTACAAATGGATTTAGGTTCGTTGTGGATGCCACCGACACTTCTTTTGACCTTGAAGCGGTTTCATTGATAGCACGGGCTATTACAGGATTCCCGGACAATATGCCCAAAGTGGGATATGTCCAAATGCAGGACATTGTATTTGAAACACAGGTAGGGGCATATAAAATTTACAGCGGCGGAACGAATTGGGACGCTTCCATAAATACCGCTGCAAAATGGGATGAATTTGTGATTACCTTGAAACGATGGAAATTACCCATTTTTGAACTAGCTTTAGGAAATCCAGATACGGATGGAAAACTACTAGAAAGTACTATTGCAGGGGTAAGAACTTGGACTAATCCCACATTAAAGAAAATATATAAAGATATAAATGCAGCCACTTATACTTTAACCACAGGCGATGCTACGGAATATTTGTTTTTTAGAAGTACAGATTGCGTAGTAACTATACCCTCTGGATTTTTTAACGATGGAGAGGAAATAGATGGGGTTTGTTTTAGTGCCTCACAAATCAGCTTTGTAAATGATGCGGGTTTTCCTCAGATAGTTACTCAGGATAATAAATCGGTAGTACTATTAACAGGGGGTAAATTCAAGATAAAGTTCAGGAATGATTTAGATGCAGCAATAATTACGGGGGATTTAGTAAGCACTATAAGCCCTTTAACAGATACTATTTCCTTTGCAATGAGTAATACCACGGGAGATTTGGTTGCGGGGGATGTGGATTCCTTTCACGCCCCTTACAACTTTAATTTCAGCACTTTTTGGCCCGGAGTAAATACAGCGCCAACGGGTTCGGCATTAGTTGTTGATGTGAAGATAAACGGGGTTTCTATTACATCTTCAAAAGCAATTATCGATGCAGGGGAATTTACATCATTGACGGGAACCGCCCCTGTTTTAATAACTACAACCGTTTTAAAAGGTGATTTGATTACCCCCGTTATTTCCCAAACGGGAAGCATAGAAACAGGGAAATCATTGAAACTTTATTTGGAAATAATCAAAAACTAACAACTAAACAATAATTATTATTATGAGCGCACCATCCGTACTTATCAGAAAATTTTCAGAGCAACCTTCAACATGGGCAGCAGGAACGCCACAGGTTTTTCCTGTTTTGGCATCTGCTAAAATAACATTGGTGCAAGTCAATGGAATAGCACTTCTAAAAGAAGATTGGAAGATAAAAGCATATAATGAAATCGAGGTTTTAAGTCCCTTAGTTGATGGAGATATAGTTAATTCAGTAGTTGAGGGTGGAAAATTGAAAGACGCCCCATGGCCTAATTCTGACATGAGCCCCGTAATTGGCTTAGAGCCTGATTTGGAATGGTTCTTAAAATACGAACCTTTTGCATCTCCTGATTATGATAGTAGGATTTGGATTTTGGACGTAACAGAATCGGTAACAACTGAAAAACACCCTGACTATCCAAATATAAACACATATAAGCGTACTTATGCAACAAATAAAAGACTTGATAAAGATATCAATTTAGCTATTGACAATGCCGAGGTTTCCGCCAATGACAGTCTAATAGATTATAGGACTGACCAAAAGTTGTTTATGGTAGGATTGAGCGCACTTGGAAACAAAGTGGATGGACTTGCCCTGAACGCTGAACAAACATCAATATTGGAACAGATAGATACTTATAACGTGAACATCTGGAAGAACGATGCAGAGAAAAAATTAAAGAAAGACCAAGTGAGCAATGGGCAAGAGCCGAACATCGACGAGGGATGGGAGCGTGGAACAAACCCGGTAATATAATGCCTTATGGCAGAGAAAAAAATCGACCCAAAATTCAATATCTATGAAACCTATACGACCATGAACATATTAAACCCGTACAGATTTGGAGTTAATGATGGTTTAGGTTCAGAAACAGTGGTTAACGGAAGCTTTGATAGTAGTGATATTAGTGGATGGACTCCTTTAAGTGGGGCGCAACTTTCTTGGGATAGTGGAAGATTAAAAATTTCTACATCAGGAAGCGACACTTTTTGGGGTGCAAAAAATTCGCACAGCTTTGAGCCGGGTTCTGATTATCAACTTTCCTTTGATATAGAAGTGCCTCCGAGTTCCGTAAACATAACTGTTTACGGATCTGGGGATGGTGCTAAGGTTTTTAATATAACAGAAAGTGGTAGCTATTCTTATTTAATCCCAAATGTTACATCTATTCTTGAAATAGTTTTAAAAACAAGTTCAGGCTTTACTGGGGCTTTTTGGCTAGACAACGTATCAATAAGAAAAGTGTTATAAAACTAACAAAACCAGCAAGCATAGAATGGAACAAAAACAATCTAAAATGAAAACACTAAAGAACCCTTATTCAAAATAAATAATTATGAACCCACTAAAAAAGTATTTCAGCAAAGAGAGAACGCACCTTCAATTATTGCCTATCGTATTGATACCGATGCTATTTATAATCATGGGCGCTTACTTAATATTTGGATAATTATGAAAAAACTACCCCTCTTACTATTGTTCCTAACGCTGACCCTATCGGCGCAACAAGTGAAGTTCACGGGAACCGCAGAACCGATATTAAAGGAACTCCTCAAGGATTTTCATCAATCAGCCAGATATGCGAAGGTGGGAAACATAAAACAACTCGATTCCGTCCGGACTTATTTGTTCGTAAAAGCCGACCTCAATATGCTGGGGGAAATATCCCCCGATGGCAAGACCATTTATTTGAACGAAGAGCTGAGGGAATTCGAGCATTTGACCCGTATAATCCTGTTCAGGCAGATAGGTAAGATATACGGATTGAAAGACAGTAAAAGGAGCCAGGAAATAATGGGCACGAATTGGCAGATAAACGTAAAGAACGAATGGCACGCAGAGAACCTGGCGACCCGTGAATGGTTCGACCGGCATTTCTTCGAGGCGTTACAGAAACGAGCGCCCCTGGAAAAACGATTATAAAAATGAAAAAATACTTGTTCATATTGCTATTATTGACAGCTTGTTCCAAGGATGCCCCTATTTTTCAGCCTATCGACAACCATGTAAATACGTGGACGGATGGTGTGATTCCTTTTGGGTTTACCGAGAACGTTTCACGGGCGCATAAGGATATCATCTATAAAGCAATGGAAACTTACGAGGGCTTTTTAAATGTTGATTATGTGGAATATGAGATAAGTGAGTTGTTAAAATTAGAACATGGCTTATTGATAAAATATTCCGGAGCGGTGCAAAGTTCTTTATTTCCCTTTGGGCTGCCTGATTATATTGCAGATTTCAGGGTTGGAGCTATCGAATATTTCAATGAATCGGTCGCACTGCATGAACTAGGTCATAACCTTGGCAGGGAACACGAACATCAATTGGCAAATGCCCTTGATAACATAACAATTGATTACGATAACATAGATCCTGAATGGGTGGGTAATTTTACATTGGGAGAAACCATCTTTTTAACTGAATTTGACTACCGTTCCAATATGATTTACGGAAGTTTTGATGCGGCCTTGGATAACAACAAACCCGTATGGACGGATTTTAAAGGAAAGACCTTTGAACCATCACCGATATTAACCGAGTTGGATAAACTCAAATACATTGAATTATATGGAAAAGCTACTTTTTAACATCAACTCTACTTCCTGGTTTCACACCTTCAATGGCAAGGTTGTAAAACTGGAAGTCTTTTATTTACTTATGAGTGCAGCCGCTTTTTTGGGTGCAATCGGAATCGGTTACGAGGGATCGAACGGAATAGACTACGGGTTTTTCTCCCTGATTATGATCCTGCCGTTTCTTATTCTTGTGATACAATATTTGCTTTATTCAGAATTAGCAGATGAAGCTCCACAGGAAGTAATATCACACTTCTGGAAAACGGAACTTTGGCGAATGAGAGATCCCGGGTTTGCAGATTATTACAAATTATGGCCTGATGCAAAATACCGATTGGAAGTATTGGAAAAACGATGGCTTGAAACTTACGGAGAAAATACAGCTTACACAATCAGTAACGCCCCTTGGATTCAAAAGGGCAGAATAGTGATATTGATAGGTGCAGCCGTTTTAGGGTTGTTCATTGGTATAGTGGTTTGATATCTGACAAAGAAATACAATCCTTTTGGAACGGCTTTTACTGGCTGATGATCCGATGGTTTGCAGTTTCTTTATTTGGGTTCTTTTCAGGCGGTTTGTTTGTCGCATTTGTTTTAAAGTATAACTGCAAAGTAAAGTTTAAATTCTGGTGGCTCAATGACACAGAAGATGGAGATTTTAAATATGGTACAGGCTTTTTTAATGTGATAAAATGGTGGTTAAGGAATCACAGTTGGAATTATATAAGACAATTTAAACCGGGATGGGACGCAGGAGAAGCTGATGAATTTAAGACCATAAAAAACACGGTCAAGGGCAACCGATGGAGAAGGGCGAGCAGGGAAAACCCCGGAACAAAACACATCGCTTATAAAATTGACGGTAAAACATATTGCCAATGGAGTTATGCAAACAAATTAATGTCAATACAATTAGGCGGTGGCAGCGAGTACCGTCTTAGAATGAAATTTTAATCCCCCTCACAATGACCCCAGAATTCATAGAAAAATATTTGCCATCGATTATCACAGGACTTGTGGGATTGAGCGCATGGATATACGAGCGGCGCACCAAGAACGCCAAACTTCAACAAGTGGAAGCAGACGCCATAAGCGGGATGCAAGGGGCTTACAGGACGTATGTAGATGACAGCAATGTAAAATATGCCGAATTAAAGAAGGATATCGAAGCTTTGCAAGGTCAGTTGTTCAGCGTGCAAGGGGAGGTATTAAGGCTTCAAAAAGAAGTGGTGATATGGAAGGGCAAATACGAGGATTTAAAAGAAGAAATGAGTTTGAACGGAGTGAACAAAACACCAAACAACGGCACGAAATGAAAATAGCTTATATAATCGGGCATAGCCCGGACAGCCCCGGCGCCTGGTCCCCTTTTCTGCATCAGAACGAATATTTCTATAATTGTGAAGTGGCCGCCTACCTTTCCGGTCTTGGTGATATCTACCACAGGCCGGACGTAGGGGGTTATAAAACACAGATGCGGCTTTTAGCTGAAGAAATCAACCCGAAAAATTACGATTTGGTCGTGGAACTGCATTTCAACGCTTTCAACAAACAGGCCCAGGGCGTCGAGGCCGTCGCTTTTCCGGGGTCTTCAGCAATTTACCATGGCGCGAAATACTGCGAGGCCGTCGCGAACGAATACGGCATGGACAATCGCGGGGTCAAGATAACGAACAGGAACGGGCGCGGCTATTGGTTTTTGAAATACATGAAGGCCCCGGGGCTTATATTGGAGCCTTTTTTCGGGGACAGCGAAGGCGCCGAACTTTTCGAGAACCAGGCGAAATACGCCGATGTCATCAAACGGGTTTTTTGCGAATAAAAAAAGCCCCTCAATGAATGAAGGGCTTTTAAGTCAACTCGCAAAAAGTTAATTAATACAATCTAGAACCGTAAAGGTATAAAAAAAATGATGAACAACCTGAAATTTTATATCATGGCCGCTTTGTTTATCGCTGTCCTTACCTTTGCCGGGGTCACGATTTACGACCAGGCCCAGGAACTCAAAGCGCAAAAGGCCGCCTTCGGGATATTCAAGGCAGAAAACGAAAAGCAGCGCGAAACCATATTTAAAAATATAGATTCTTTAAAAACCGAAGACCGCGCCCTCGATGCCGTCATAAAGGAAGCCGCCGGGGCCCGCAAAGATCAGGAAATGAAATTAAGTCAATTAAAAAAGGATTATGAAAAAACTAATTTTAATAATTTTAATAATGACAGCCTGGCCCGCTATTTCGCAGACCGCAGGAGACAGCGTGAAAGTCGCTCGAATTGATGTTATCAGTGCGGCCGAAGAACTTGAAATTTATGACCGCCTTTTGCTTATAAACGATTTGACCAGCGGGATCATTACCAGCTATGGAGAAGAAAACACCGCGTTAAGACTTCATGCCGAAGCAAAGACCGCGCAAATTGAGTTATTAAACCACGCTTATAAGTTATTGAACACCCAAAACCAAGCCCAGGAAGCCCAGGGCAGGCGCAAATTCGGGTTAACCGAAACTTTGGTTATATTGGTTGCCTTCTTATCGGGATCCTTCGTTACAAGCCTTTAAAATACCTCTTTACTAATTAAGATTTTAAGCCTGTTTTTAATTAAGCGGGCTTTTTTATGAACTTTTATCGCAAAACATTTGTTATAACTAAATAAAAGTTTATATTTGGCATAGCAAAAACAATTAATCAATACAAATCTTATGGAAATCACCCCCCACCTTACCCCCGCTGAACTCGCAACCGCGAAATTTAAAGCCGCTTCTTTGTTGCTTAAAATCAAATCGTTTGACAATGAAATTTTGGCCCTTGTTTATATCGAGCATGTATTGGCCGACTTTTCGAACGATGCCTACAAGAACAAATTCTTAACGATTTACCACGCTTTAGAAGATAAGAAACGAAGCCCCGCGCTTCAGGTTATTTTTAAACGAATGACCTTAAAGAAATCTATTTTAAATTATTTTTCCTCGCTGAACTACCAAAAAAGCCCGCTGCGGGATGCGATACATAACGCCCGCGCCGTATTTCAATCTTCACAGTATAACGCTAAAACAATTATAAAATGAAAGAATTTAAAGGAACAAAAGGAGAATGGAAGCTAGATTTAAAAATGTTCAAACAATCGTCTAAAACTCCAATTGCTAGTTGGATAACCATTAGGAATGATGGTAGAAATTTAGCAGAAGTAAAAGGGTCTCATTGTAAAATAAAAGACCGTAAGTGTTTAAAAAACGCCAAACTAATAGCCGCCGCCCCGGAATTACTGGAAGCCCTGCAAGAATTAGTTTTTGTAAATAGCCATCCAGGAGATTTAGGGTTGGCGGGAATAGATGCGATGGCAAAAGCAGAAAACGCAATTAACAAAGCCTTAAAATGAAAACAGCAAAATTCGTGCAATGGGTTATCATGTATTTAATCCTTACTTCTTTTATATTTTCAATTGGGATCACCTTAATAAAGAATTCAATATGACATTTTTAAACTATTGCCTAAAGACGATCGCGGAACTGGAAGCGGAAAACGCCCGGTTAAAAGCCCAACTTACTAACCTTGTAAAATCGAACTAATGGACTACTCAACCGAAAGATTAATCAGCGACGAATTGGCCCGGCAAAAATGGCACGAAAAAAACAAGCGCCCCCGGATTCAAAAAGAACCTAAAAAAGTGTACTCACATAATTTAAACAATTAATACAATGAAAACAGAAAAAGCGAAAGCACCACAAACCTTCGAACTCGCAAAAGTAAAGGTTCAAAATTTACCGGAATTGCAGGGATGGAAAGACCGCGCGAAAAAAGTGATAAAGGAAAACCCTTTTATCAAGATCGAGGATTCGAAAAGCTATGAAAGCGCGAAGAAATCCCGGACCAACCTGGTAAAATTCAGGACGGAATTTCAAGGGCAAGATAAACTGATCGCTTCAACCCTCAGAAACATCAGGAAACAAGCCGGCGAATTTATGGAAGGGGTTTTATCGGAAACCAAACCAAAGGAAGAAACCCAACAAATTGAAGTGACCCGGTACGAAAACATAAAAGCAGTCGAAGCCGAAGAAAAACGATTAAAAGAAGAAGCCCGGAAAAAAGAAATCCAGGACGGGATAAACGAAATCTTCAACACTTATTCCGAATCCCTTGAAGAAGCTAAATTTGCGGATTTAAAAAGATTAAACAGCGAATTCGAATATTTGGAAACCGCCGACCGCGAAGACTTCGAAGATTTTGAATGGTTGTATCTGGATAAACTGGACGGCGCCCGGTTGCAACTTCAGAAAACCGAAGCCCGACTGGAAAAAGAAGAAGCCGACCGGACCGAACGCGAACGCCTGGAAGTACAAAACACCCGGTTAACTGCTTTATTACCGGTTAATAAGCACGGCGCCGACGTTGATATGGCGACGCTTTGGGCTTTAAGTGAAACCGAATTCGGTATTATACTTGAAAAGAAAATAGCTTTAGCCCAGGATGCTATCGACGCCGAAACAAAACAAAAAGCTGAAGAAGCCAAAACCAAAGCCGCCGCCGACAAAAAGCAAGCGGCCCAGGATGCTGAACTCAAAGAACTTCGCGAAATGAAAGCTCAAAATGAAGCCGCCGCCGCGAAAAGAGAAGCCGACGAAAAAGCAAAGGAACAAGCTTTATTAGCAAAGGAAAAAGCAAACGAAGACAAAAAAGCCGCGATACTTGCCGAAGCTGAAGAAGCCGAAGCAAAAGAAAAAGCCGAGGCCCGGGCCGAAATCGAAGCCAAAGCAATAAAAGCCGCCGAAGCCAAACGGTTGAAAGCCCTGCAACCCGACAAAGCGAAACTTTTATCTTTCTTAGCTTCTTTAAAATTTACAGAGGGATCACCAGAAAATTTAAAAAGTACTGAAGCTAAAGATTTGTTAGAAGATTTTATTGTGAATATTAGCACGGTGGAATCTAATTTCATGAATGATATAAACGATTTGAAATAATGGAAAAGAAAAAAACAGGGCTTTCGGTAGTAGAAAGCCTGGATGCGCAAGTGGTAAATGTAATAGGCAGCGCCGAAATACAGGGATTTGAAAAAGCCTACAAGGTCGCCACGGCAATCGAAACCCTGCAAGGTCTTTTGACCTCTGAATATATGGCCCCTATCATGAAATTGCAAGGGAACCGCTTGGGATTCAGGACGGACCAGGACCAAAACAACGGCTATTCCGAAGCGGTCGTTAAAAATTGCCTTATTGAAGCCGTATTGATGGGAGTGCAACCGGTCGGGAACCAATTCAATATCATTAAAGGAAATACCTACTTGACAAAGGAAGGCTTTGGTTATTTGTTGAAGAAATTCCCGGGGCTCAATTACAAGATCGTTTCCGAATTGCCCCGCGTGAACAAGGGGGGCACCGGGGCGGCCGTTACAATGAAGATTTCCTGGAGCATCGACGGCGGCGAACCGGTACACCAGGATATCGAGATCCCCATAAAAGTGAACAACGGCATGGGCACGGACGGGATATTGGGAAAGGGCAAACGAAAGGCCCGCGCATGGTTACATGAAAGGCTCACGGGGACTGAAATAACCGACGGGGACATTACGGACCTGGACCGATTGCCGGCCGCTAAAATAGCATCCCTAAGCCCGGCCGAACTCGAAGCAAGCGAAACCGCCGAAGAAATAAGCCGCGCCCTGGAATTCATCAAAAAACAAACCACCACCGAAGGACTGGAAGGCGCGCGCGCTTTTTGTGAAACCACCGGAGGCGAATTATTGATAGCTTTTAATTTAAAATTAACAACCTTAACAGATGCAAAGTAAAAACCAAACCACCGATTTTAAAAATTATCTTTTCCGTGCGCATAGTGTAGGACGTTTAGCCGTCGGGCTTAACCCCGGACTGACCGATAAACAGGAAATAGAAACCGCCCGCCTATTGGACAAACAAGACGCCGGGAACATAACCCCAAAGCAAACGATCACTTTAGGCCAATTTATAGCCAAACGCGACGCGAAGCCCGAACTTTCAAAAGGGGTCAAAACTTTTTTAGAGGAACTTTGGGCCGAAGAAGTATTCAACCGCCGCGAAAAAATCGAGGGCAAAAAACTCGAAAAAGGAACCGTCGTGGAAAGTATCAGCTTTTCGTTATTTACACGGGTTTCAAAAGAAAACGTATTGTTTCTGAAGAACGCCAAACAGTTTAAAAATTCGTTCTTCAGGGGCACCCCCGACAACGCGCAAATCAAAGTCAGGGACATCAAATCAAGCTGGGAACTGAAGACCTTTAAAATGTTCGACAAAGAAATTACGAACAGCCTTTATAAATGGCAGCTCCAGATTTATATGGATCTTGTGGGACTGGATAAAGCACAGCTTATTTATTGCTTAGTCGATACGCCCTTCAACCTGATCGACGACAAAATAAACAGCCTAAATTACAAATATGATTTTTCAGATAGCAACGGCGACCTGACCGAAGATGGGCAAGCCTTAGCGGTTGAAACGATTAACCGAATGGTATACACCTGGGACGGATTGAAAGCCTACTGCGACCGCCCCAATGCGAAATATACCATAAAATTAGAATGGTTCGAAGAGCAGTTTAAGGAAATCCCGGAAAAGGCCCGCGTTACGATTATCGAAATCGAGCGGAACGAAGACGACGTGAAGGCCATGAAGGCTCAAATAATCCTGGCCCGTAAATTCATGAACGGCTTATCTTTGGACCTGGCCGAAAAAATCGCTTAATGGCCGATATGAAGGAAATCGAAGCGTATTTCAAGGCCAACCCGCCCGGCGAAAAACCCTTTAAAATGGACCGGGCGACCGTTATAATCAATCCTAGGGCTTTCGTCGATAGCAATTTGTTTTTATTGAAGGCGGCGGCCGGGAAAACCAACGACGAAAAACGGGCCTTGAAGCCTTATTTTGACAGACTAGAAAAATTTTATAATTTAAAGACTAACAATTAAATATTTTAAAAATGGCAAACATCAGTATTAATCTCAATTTGAAACAATTGAAACACGTAGAGCGCGAATTCAAGGGCGCCGATGGCAGTAAAGTAAAATGCCTTGTTATCCCGGTAAAAGAAAACAATTTCTTCGAGGGAGAAAAAGGGATGTATTTGGACTTAACGGCCATCGAGATTAAAAACAAGGTTGGCAATAGCAAGGACACGCATCTTGTAAAACAAAGTTTGGAAAAAGAATTGTACAACTCCATGAGCACCGAAGAACAACGGGCCATGCCGATTTTGGGAAATGCGATCCTTTGGGGCAAACGGGAAGCGGAGCCGAAAACCACCCAAACGCTTTCAGACAGCGCGGTTGAAAAGTACGACGAAGACTTTGATGATCTTCCGTTTTAGGATGGCGACCTACCAAACAAGCGATGGCCAGCGGGTCGAAAAATCGGTGATCGATAGAAGGACCCGCGAAGCCAAAGCGAAGCGCCTGGAATGGCAACGGAACGAACATGGGTACAATTTCTGCGAGGACCAAAGCGACGGCCATATTTGCGGCCATAACGGGGCCGGTACTTACTTGGATTGCAGCCATGAAATATCGGTTAACGAATGCCAGAAAAGCAAACGAACGGAACTCGCATGGGACTGGCAAAACAATATTTTGATACGGTGCAGGATGCACCACAAAAAACACGACAAAAATTAAACCCCTCAATTATGCAAACAGACATTTATTTTCAATCACAGCCAGGAAAGGACGTCATGTCACAGGTATTGGACCATCTACAAAAGAAAACATTGACCACCTGGGAAGCGATCACCCTGTACAATTGCACCCGGTTAAGCGCGTATATCCATATCCTGAAGGACCGGGGCCACAACATCACCAGCACCTGGAAGCACCACAACGGGAAACGCTTCACGGAATATAAATTGATATGATGCCCGACAATGAGTTTCCCTTGTTCGTCGAAAGCCATAATTTGATGGAGAACCACGTTTACATCTTCAGGGAGAACGGCCGGCAAATCGCTTTTGATTTGAGCAGGATAGGGCTGACCCCACGATGGGACGCGCTGACCTTGGAAGAAAAACGATACCTGAAAGTAAACTACAAATAATCTTATAGGGGAAAACCCGTATTTTTGGGAATAAAAAATGTATATTGGCAGTATCGATTTAACAACCCTGCGAAACCCCAAATGAAGCAGGGTTTTTTACCACTAAAAATAGTAACATTAAATTAATAATAAATGGAATCAAAGACCACATCACAGGTGATAATGCTCAGGCAGCGATACACCGACGAAGAACTATGCAAGAAAATAGGCATAGGCAAACCGACCTTTTACAGGCGTTTAGGACTGCACAACTGGAAGGTTGCGGAGGTATTCATAATAGATAAAATGAAATAAATATAAACCCCACAAACTCCCCCAAAAATGGCAGAAAATAAAACATCATTTATACTTTATGAAGATAGTATTGATGTTTGGGAAGAATTGACAGATGAAGATGCGGGTCAATTAATCAAACATTTATTTAGATATGTGAATGACCAAAACCCGGAAACAGTCAACCCGATGGTTAAACTTGCTTTTATCCCGATGAAGCAACACCTAAAAAGGGATTTAAAAAAGTATTCAAAAAAAGCAGACGAACGGAGCGTTTCAGGTGTTGTTGGTAATTTAAAGCGCTGGCATCCCGATATTTACAAAAGAATATTAAGCAAAGAAATAAGCATAGAAGAGGGTCAAGACATCGCTAATGATCGCAAACCATCGCTAAGCGATAATAGCGATAAAGAAAAATCACTAAGCGACGTTCCTATCGCTGATAGTGTTAGTGTTAATGATAGTGTTAATGATAGTGTTAATGATAGTGTTATAAAAAAAGAAAAGGCTATTGAGCCTAAAGTAGTTTTCCCTTTTACAAGTAAAAATTTTAAAACCGTTTGGGAAGGCTATAAAAACTATCGCAAAAAGAAAAATTCTAAATTCAGCTTTGCAAATGTGGATTCTGAAAACAGAAAATTGGTAGAACTGGAAAACCTATCAGGCAAAAACGAACTAAACGCTATTAAGATCCTTCAGCAAACCATCGATAACAATTGGAGCGGTTTCTTTCAATTAAAAAACAATGCAGTAATAACCCCGCAAAATCAAAAAGTGCGGGACAAAATCGCAAAATATGATTAAACACACATTGGCAGAATCCATTGAAAAATTGAGAAAATTGAACGGTGGGGGCGAAGTAGAAAAAACGGTGCATCCTGTTTACCCTGGACTTAGGAAACAAAAAGAACCCGTTAAATACGTCCTTACAAAATCGGTTTTATGGAAACTTTTTAAATTCTATTCGCCTAAAAATTACGTGGTGAACAAAGAAAACGAGAAAATTATTTTCACCGTGCTGAGGTATTTTTTGAAAGATGAAAATTTCAATGAATTCGGGAAAATAAAAAACACGCCGAACCTGGATAAAGGCTTATTGATTTACGGACCTAACGGCGTGGGAAAATCCCTGTTATTCGATATCTTAAAAAAGGTAGGTAAGGAACTGATAACGAAAAAGAATTGCAGCGACCTTTGGTTTAACGCGATATCTTCAGGGTCTTTTGTGGATCAGTATATGAGATCAGCCGGGGACCGGGAAAACGTAGAAGTATTCGATATTAAAACATATTATACCGGAAAATTATATATCGACGATTTGGGATTCGAAAAGAAAGCGTTCAACAAAACAGAACTCTTTGGCGAAATCCTATTCGAGCGCAACCGGGACAATGCGAAAACCTACGCGACCACCAATTTAAAACCCTCAGAACTCACTAATAAATACGGAGAACGCATAGGCGACCGACTGCCTGAAATGTCCAACATCATCGAATGGAACGGCGAAAGTTTTAGAGATTAAACCCCCTTAATTATGAAAAAAATATATATAGCCGGGAAAGTTACCGGCCTTTGTCCAGAAGTGACCGCCGCGAAATTTGCGACTGCTGAAGCCGAAGTTAAGGCCGCCGGTTTCGAAGCGATAAACCCCCTTAAGGTTGTAGGCACCTGGGACATATCCTGGACCGACGCTATGCGGTTATGTATTGCGGCCCTCACAAAAGCCGACGCGGTTTATTTATTGCCAGACCATTTAGAAAGCGACGGCGTTGAAAAGGAAAAACAGGTAGCCGACTGGCTAGGAATGATTTACACCCAGGACCTTTCAAGCCTTAAATTTATTTATAACACAAACAATTAAACCCCTCAATGGAATTAAATACAATATGAAATGCCACTATATAACCGTAAAGGATTTGGGACGGGTTTTTATTCCAGGGTGCATGGGGGCCGCAGTCCATGGAAAGCACAAATGCACATGTGCCAGTAACGGGAAAGGAACTGAAGAAAGGATTGTAAAATTAGAAGCGACGGTTAAAAAACTCGCCGGGAAAATCAAAGCAATGGAAAAACTAACTTAAGCGGCCCGGTACACCCCCCGGTATACAGGGCCATCTTAAGACACCCCGGCCCCCTCAGACCGGAATGTTTTGACAATATTTTTAATATCCTAACAATTTGGGATTTAAATTACTATATTTGAGCAGGTTAACCAATACGGGAAAACCCCCAATTTTGACATAATGAAAAGATATAATAATTTTATGAAAGCGAAAGCTGGTTTTTTAATGTTGCTCATCGGACTGATGTGCTTCACGGGATTCGGAAATACTACTGCCGACCTGACCGACAATTCGACAAATAAATTAGTCCAAACGGACTGTTTATTAAATGTGGTAGCTGCTCCAGTAATGGATGTGGTTTTTAATTCCTTCCATTCGGAAGCAGATTTTGTCCTTGCTGTAAATACGGACGTTTCCCCGGTAACGGATTTTGTAACCAACATTACCTTAGTTTCATCTTTAAATCTACCTGCTGAAGATGTAGGTTGGCAAGCTAATAGTGTGAATTACAATTATACCGCAACTTTGAATCTCAATAATATTAAAGATTCCGGTGGGAAATTGTCACTATTTTACATATAATCATTATAAAAAGCTAAATCATTGGTTTGGCTTTTTTGGAATAGTGCGGTAGAGCAGAGGTAGCTCGTTGGGCTCATAACCCAAAGGTCCCAGGTTCGAATCCTGGCCGCGCCACTAATACAATAGTCATGAAAAGACCCCCCCGGCTTATCACATTTCAAACAGGCGTTAACATCCTAGGGACGCCCTCCTTCACCTCACACATCATAGCGGACAATTCCAACCAGCAACGCGACGGCCGGCCGGTCGCCCGTTCCATAAACCACGTCTTATGAATTTGTCAAAGGAATTCAGGGAGAAAGCAAAGGCGGAATTCAAGACCGCACAAAAATTGAAAGCTTCGGGTTGGGCGGGATTAAATAAACACGGAAGGCTAGTGGATAGGCGGGACATTCCTTCGGCGACCCCGGTAAAGGGAAACAAGTACTTGGGATTTGCGGAGCCGAAATAATTGTATTGTTCACATTTTTTGTTGACTTTCGAGGGTATTAAAATAAAGCTTTGTATAAAACACGGTACTTGACAGCTTAAAATTTGCAACAATCAAAAAAGAATTAACATAATTTAACACCAATAAGATGAACAATACGATCTTGAAAACAGCCAGTGGATTCAAAGTACAACCTTTAAATGAAATCGAAGTAATAGGCGCTCAGCATGTTTCAGGGCAAAAACACGATAACGAATTGAGCGAATCAAATACCAAGGGGCAAAGCGCTCCACAGGATAACAGCGAAGCCGCAGGAGAAACGAACACGGGAAAGTTGTGTAATGACAAAGGGAGAGAAGTTTAATGGCTTAAACGAGGCTAAAACGAAGGCAAAACATTAGATTTTAAAACCCGAACGCGATAAATTTTGACATTAACAAAAAACTTTGAGTTATTCGCAACGGCAAAAAGACAAACCCCGTGCATTTTTAGCACCCGGCCGAATAAAAAAGTTAACAAACTAACAATATGACATCAAGAGAACTGTTTAAAAAATTCAAGAAGGCCGCGAAAAGCGGGGTTATGGCGCAAAAGGATATTGAAATCCTGATGGGTCAATTCGTCACGGACTTTCACGCGATAAAAGCTAGGCGGAATCCCAAAACAAACAAGGGCCTGTTCAGCATCTTCGATGAGCTCAATAAGAAATGGAACAACCTGAGGGGACTTCTCAAAGGCTATTACGGAAAGGACATACTGAAACCCAACGGGTTCAATGAGGTGTTGAAAACGCAAGCGCCGGAAGCTTTGGAAGCATATCTGGATAGCAGGCAAACTTTAAAAGTCGTTCGATAATGGGAGTAAAAACAAAAACCAGTTTTAAAAAAGGAATTACGCCGGAAACTCAATTCTCAACTGAAAACCAGCCGACCCCTGAAGCAAAAAGCAACGGTAAGAAAGTAAAAAAACTGATCAGGGAAATAGCGGGCGAACTATTGACGGGCGGGGCGAAGGAAAATCTAAAAGTCCTGGCCGTATTCCTAGGATTGGACATTGAGCAGATAGATATTGAAACCGCGATGCACTTAAGACAGATTGAAAAGGCCATCAAGGAAGGGGACACCCACGCATACAACGCCGTAATGGATAGGCTCAAGGGAAAAGCAATACAAGCGATCACCACCGAAGACAAGACGGTCAAGGCCACTGGCTTTTATCTAATCGAAAAGCCTAAAGATTGAGCGAATTAAACTACATACCGCGCGGCCTTCTCCCACATCAAATGGAATTTTTGAACAGCCTTGCCCCGCATACGGGATTGATAGGCGGTTTTGGTTCCGGAAAATCTGAGGCCGGGGTAATCAAGACTATTGAGAAAAAGAAGGCATATCCCGGAATAGACGTCGCGTATTATTTGCCGACCGTTCCGCTTATCAAAGGGATAGCATTCAAGAAATTCAAGGCCGAATTGACGTCCCAGGGGATCCCGTACCAATTGCACGAAACCGATAAGGAATTCAAGACGCCCTTTGGCAAGATCATCATGCGGTCAATGGAAAACGCCGAAACAATTGTAGGGTATGATGTGGGCTATTCCCTGATCGATGAAGCCGATATTTTGCCACATAAAAAAATGAAGCTGGCCTTCAAGAACATCATAGCAAGGAACCGAACGCTACTGCCTAACGGCGACGTGAATTCTACGGATATGGTTAGCACCCCGGAAGGCTTCAAGTTCATGTACGAGTTTTTCGTGAAGCGTGCCAGCGAACGGCGGGTCATGATTAAGGCGAAATCGAAAGACAATCCCTTTTTACCAGCATCGTATTTCGAAACCCTCGAAGAAGAATACACCAGCGAGCAGCTAGAGGCCTATCTAAACGGCGAATTCATCAACCTGAATACCGGGAACGTTTACCATCGTTTCAACCGTAAGGAACACCACAGCGATAAGCAAATAACGAAAGGCAACGTCCTGCATGTAGGGATGGATTTCAACGTTACCAATATGAACGCGGTCATTCATATAATAGATAAGGCGGTCGCCTACGCAGTCGCTGAAGAAAGCGGGCTATTCGATACCCAGCAAATGGCGGAGCGTTTGAAAGCTACCTACCCCGGTCATCAAATCGTAATCTACCCCGATGCTTCGGGCGCGGCGAAATCCACGTCCGGCCCTTCGGACATTCAGATATTGAAGCGCGCCGGGTTCACCGTCAAGGCACCTGCCAAAAATCCATTCGTAAGGGATCGGGTGAACGCCTTTAACCTCGCTTTGAAGGATAACAAACAGCATATATCCTATTACGTCAATACGTTCAATTGCCCGGTCTATACCGAAGCGCTCGAACAAATGCCATACAAGAACGGCGAACCCGATAAGACTTCGGGCTTTGACCACATTACCGAAGCCGGGGGGTATTTTATATATCAATTCAGGAAACAATCTAATTATATAAGTATTAAATAATGAACAAAGACGAATTAAAAGAATATCAGAATTTAAGCAAGTTTCAAAAAGAACTTCTTAGCGCGCTTAAAGAAATGGGTTTTAAACATAAGCGGTTTACGACTTATGAAAAATCATGTTTTGGAAGTATAAAAGTAGGTAGCATAAGGAATATAGAAGAATTATTTAAAAAAGTTTATCAAAAAGGGAAAGACGATAAACGACATGAATTTTTAAATGCAT